TTTAGTTTATGTAGCTAATGGTGCAACTGCTATTTCTGCTTGGTATCCTGCAAGTGGTGGTTCAGCAATAACTCCAGCATAAGGAATAAAAATGGCTAATCCTAGCTCAACCGTTGACCAAAATATCCTGCCTGTTCAGGCATATTTTGACCTTCAAGGCAATTTTCAGACATTTATTGGGCAAGGAAAGCCATTTACTGTTCCTGTTAGTGGCACGATTACAGGCGCTACGATTACCAATAGCACAATTGATAGCACGACTATTGGTGCTACAACTCCTTCTACTGGGGTTTTTACTAATATTGCGACCACTACAGGCTCAATTAGCACAACTCCTGTAGGTGCTACTGATATTGCTAATAAACTGTATGTAGATACAGTTGCTCTTGGAATTAGCTGGAAAGAGCCAGCTCAAGCTGCTACTACGACAAACATTACTTTGTCAGGGCTTCAAACCGTTGATGGAGTCGCTTTAGCAGCAGGCAACATAGTTCTAGTCAAAAATCAGACAAACGCTGCTCAAAACGGTATTTATGTGGCTTCTAGCGGTGCTTGGTCTTATGCGCCAGGTTCTACAACATGGTCACAATATGTAGGCGCTTTGATTTTTGTTGATGGCGGTGGTCAAGCAGGAAGTCTTTGGTATAACTTAGCGCAACCTGGTGGCACTCTAGGCACTACTAATATGACTTGGAGCAATTTCTCCACTTCAGGTGTTTATACCGCAGGAACAGGGTTAACCCTAACAGGTAATTCATTTAGCATTACTAATACCGCAGTAACTGCAGGTTCGTATGGTTCAGCCTCAAGCGTAGGCACTTTTACAGTAAATGCTCAAGGTCAGCTAACCGCAGCATCATCTACTTCTATTGCTATAGCAGCATCACAAATTACTAGCGGAACTATTGGTTCTAGCTTAATTTCAGGCTCATATACAGGCATTACAGGAGTTGGAACGCTTACCGCAGGCACTTGGAATGCTACACCGATTGCTAATTCATATTTAGCAAATTCAAGCATCACTATCAACGGAAATGCAGTTTCTTTAGGTGGCTCTACAACGGTTACTGCGAATACACCGAATAGCCTTACCATCAATAGTGGTGGCGCTGGCGCTTCTTCACCAGCTACTTTTAATGGTGGTTCTGCAGTAACCATTTCTTACAATACTATAGGCGCACCTAGCACAACAGGAACAGGCGCTTCAGGCACTTGGGGAATTAGCATTTCAGGCAATGCTGCAACTGCTACAACAGCAACTTCAGCTAGTTCTGCAACATCCGCAACAACCGCTACTAATTTAGCTGGTGGCTCAACTTATGCTGTTCCTTATCAATCCGCATCAGGAACAACTGCATTTTTATCAGCAGGAACATCAGGAAATCTGTTAATGACTTTAGGAACAGTTGCTGCTCCTATTTTTGTTTCACCTTCGTCTTTAACTGTAGGATATGCAACCAATATTGCTGGTGGAACAGCAGGTGCTTTGCATTATCAAACTGGCTCAGGAGCTACTTCATTCTTAGCATTAGGCACTTCAGGTTATGTAGTAACAGCAGGCGCTTCTGCACCGCAATATACAGCTCAATCAAGTCTGTCTGTCGGAACAGCGACAAACTTAGCAGGCGGTGCTGCTAGTCAAATTCCTTACCAAACAGGCTCAGGCGCTACTAGCTTTATCTCTAATGGCACAAGCGGTCAAGTTTTAACCAGTAATGGTAGTTCTGCTCCTACATGGCAGACTCCATCTTCAGGAATTACGATTACTGACGATACAACGACTAATGCTACTCGTTATTTAACCTTTACAAGCGCTACAAGCGGTTCAATTACTGGTGAGAATACTAGCTCAACCAAACTGCAATTTAACCCTTCTACAGGGGTTATAACAGCAGCATTTAGTGGCGCTCATAATGGAACTGTAGGCGCAACAACCCCAGCAGCAGGAACATTTACTTTAGCAACATCTACAGAATATGTAGAAACATCATCAGCACTAAGTAGTGGAACTATTAACCTAAATAACGGTAATTACTTTACTTATACCGTAACAGGCTCAATTACTTTTGCTCCATCTAATTTAGCATCAAGTGGCTCAGTAAATAGTTTTATTCTTGACCTTACTAATGGTGGAGCATATACCGTTACTTGGTGGTCAAACTTAAAATGGGCTGGTGGAACTGCACCGACACTTTCTACATCAGGTCGTGATGTTTTAGGATTCTTTACAGAAAATGCTGGAACGACTTGGAATGGCTTTGTTCTAGGAAAGGCGATGGCATAATGCCAGTTCGTGACCTATTAAACGCTGCTAGTGGTGCTTCTGCTCCATCAGACCCATACTTCTATGATGTTTCATTGCTACTGAATGGCGATGGAACTAATGGCGCACAAAACAACACATTCCTAGATAGCTCATCTAATGCTTTTACCATCACTAGAAATGGTAATACTACTCAAGGCTCATTTAGTCCTTATGGGAATTTGTGGAGTAATTATTTTAGTGGCTCTGCAACTGCGATTACAAACGGAACCGCAGCTTTATTAGGAACAACTACATCAACATTTACTGTTGAATGTTGGGTTTGTTTGCCAACTCAGCCGAATAACGGTGCTGGTTTAAATGATGCTCCTAGCTTAATTGCTATGGATGGAGTTCCTACAGGAAGTTTGGACTTTGCATTTGGCCCTACTCATGCTCAAAAAATTGCACTTTATTGGTGGAATAGCGGTGGAGTTCTTTGCACAGGTTCAACTACTTTACAACTTGGTGTTTGGTATCACATTGCAGCAAGTGTAAGCTCCAATTCAATTAAATTGTTTGTTAATGGTGTTCAAGAAACATTAAGTGGAACAACTACCTTAACCAACAGAACTGCTACAACAAATAGTTTTTTTATTGGCTCAAATGCAGCTAGTGATTATGTAAACTACTACAATGCTTTTGTTTCAAATGTTCGTGTAGTAAGCGGAACTGCTTTATATTCAAGCAATTTCACCCCAAGCACAACAAACTTAACTGCTGTATCTGGAACTGTTTTACTTGCTTGTCAGTCAAACAGATTTAAAGATAACAGCACTAATAACTATACATTCTCAACAAATAATTCTCCATCAGTCCAAAGATTCTCTCCATTTAATCCTACTGCTCCATACTCTACAGCGACTATTGGTGGAAGTGGATATTTTGATGGTTCTACAGCTTATTTGAATACTGCTTCTAGTTCAGCTTTTGGGTTTGGTTCTGGAGCGTGGACTTTAGAAGCATGGGTTTATCCAACGACATCACAGTCAGACAATTGGATTTTAATGACCAATGATTCTGGTAAATTACGGATGCGTGTTTTAAGTGGTAATCTTAGTTTTTATACAGATACAGGAAGTATTGGATTAAATTCAACAACTGTAGTCACAGTAAACGCTTGGAGTCATGTAGCAATTACCTATGATGGAACAACTCTGCGCTTATATCAAAATGGAATAATGACTGCATCAACTACAGCAAGCATTAGCAATGGTTCTTCTAATTCATGTTATGTAGGTCAAAACTCAGTCGGTGGTTCTTATTGGAATGGATATATTTGTGATTCTAGGATTGTTAAAGGGACAGCAGTTTATACAGGTTCTACTTATACTATTCCTACATCTCCAGAAACCGCTATATCAGGCACATCTTTATTGATTAACTTCACCAACGCTGGAATCCCTGATTTAGCAATGCAAAACGACCTACAAACAGTAGGTTCTGCACAAGTATCTACAAGTGTTAAGAAGTATGGGACAGGGAGTTTGAGTTTTGATGGTTCTACTAGCTATTTAACTTTACCAAGTAATCCTATTTATAACTTTGGAAGCGGAAATTTCACTATTGAATGTTGGGTATATTTAAATAGTTATTCTAATTCTCCATCTATATTTGATTCAGAAAGCAATTCAAATTATGGAGTTGATTTAGCTGTAACATCTGGCGGTAAAGCGCAGTTTAACTATAGTGTAAACGGAACATCTTTTCCTGCCATAACAGGCGCAACAACACTATCCACAAGCACTTGGTATCATTTAGCGGTTGTAAGAAATGGGTCAGCTTTAAATCTATATGTAAATGGAACATCTGATGTATCCACGACAATTAGTGGCTCTGTTTACTTTACAGGATATAACATTTTGGGAGCTAGAAGTAATTTGCCTGTTTCAGTAAGTAATTATCTTAATGGCTATATTGATGACTTTAGAATTACTGCTGGCTATGCTAGATACACCACTACCTTCACACCGCCAACCTCTGCGTTGCCAACCTATTAAATCGGAGAAATAAATGTTAATCGCAATCGTTAATGGACAAACAGTAGAACAAGTTGGTGATTACCAAGTTCTGTTTCCAAATACTTCTTTTCCTAGCTCAGGTCCTACTCCTGAGTGGATGGCAGAAAATTCATGTTTGCCTGTAACAGTCTATTTGCCTTATGACCCTACAACTCAATATCTTGAGTCTGTAGCACCATATATCAATGCTGGAGTGGTTTATACCGTTCAAGTAGCTCAAATGACCCCTGAAATGATTGCTCAGTATCAGGCTGGTATTGCTGCTCAGATTGGCGCACAAGCAGCAGCCCTACTCTCAGCAACCGATTGGACAACAATCCCTTCTGTAGCTGACCCAACGCAATCTAACCCTTATTTAACTAATCAAGCTGAATTTATTAGCTGGAGAAGCCAGGTCAGAGCGATTGCAGTCACCCCTACTTATACATCGGTGATTCCACCACAGCCAGCAGAGCAATGGAGCAATCAGCCAGCACCTACAGCAAGTGCAACAATTACTGTGAGCTAAAAATGACTTGGAAAATTCTTGATGTTATAGCTAATGGCGAAAGCATTTTAGGTGTTCGCTATTTACTATCCATTTCTGAAGGTGAATTTACAGTAGAGTCTGAAGGTGAACATTTCTTCAAAAAAGGGACAGTAAATATACCCTATTTAGACATTAAAGAATACAATTTGATTGATTGGGTTAATAGCGAAATTGATGAAAACCACCCTTTAAAAGTGAATCTTCAAAACCAATTAAATTCGCTAAAAAACCCAAAAAACAATAAACTGCCTTGGTTGGCTAATACATTTACACCAGGAAGCTAATATGTCATCCATTATCAATGCCTCATCAGCAGGAATCGTAGAAGCAGCAGATTCTAGCGGAACTTTACAAATTCAAACCAATGGCTCTCCTGCTATTTATGTTGATGGAAGTCAAAATGTTACAGTTCAGTCAAATCTGAATGTCAATGGAACTTTGACAACTTCGTCAAAAATCAGTTCTTCTAATATTTCCTACAATGAAGGTGGAACTGGCGCAGTTACCACAACTGTTCAGGCAAAATTACAGCAAACTGTATCAGTTAAGGACTTTGGCGCTGCTGGCAATGGTTCTACAGATGACACAGCAGCCATTCAAGCTGCGATTACTTCTTTAGCTACTACTGGTGGAACAGTCTATTTTCCTGCAGGAACATACAAAGTTAGCTCTACTTTAAGCTGGTCAACCAATAACATTACATTGGCTGGCGCTGGCAAAGGGGCTACCACTATTAGCACTTATATTGCTACTGGCGATATTATTGCTATTAGTAATGCTGCTCGTGGAGGAGTAAAAGACCTTTCCATAACCGCATCAACCACTCAAACATCAGGCGCTGGTATTCACTTTACTAACTGCGACAATGTTAGAGCTACCAATGTTTTAGTTGGTTATGGTCTATATATAGGGATTCAAATTGATGGCGGTTCTGCCATGTTTGAAAATTATGTAGATAACTTTGAAATTAGCACTTGCACTTTTGGTATTGCTATAGGTGCAAGCGGTGTTGCACCGCAAGATATATTCATTTCTACTGGTGTAATTGGCTCATGCTCTAATTCAGGAATCTTGATGTATCAAGGTTCAGGAATATATGTAAATACTGTAGATATTATTTCTTCAGGCAAAGGTGTTACAACCTATCCTGCAAGTGGACAAACTGTTACAGATTGTTTCTTTGATACTGTTTTAGCTGATACTTGTTCAAATGTTGGCTGGTCATTCTTTTCTAATGGCGGTATTGTTGAACAAGTAAATATGGTTAATTGCTGGGGTTCTAGCAATACTTTGCATGGTATGCAGTTAGCTGCTCAATGTAATGCTTTTGCTATTACCAACTTTAGAGCAATCAACAACAAACAAAATGGTATTTATATTCAAGGCTCAACCAATGTTGGTCTTGTAAATTGCCAAGTAATGTCTAACTCTATGCAAGGTTCTGCTTTATATCCAGGACTTGCTATTGATGGCTCTAGTAGCGATATTACCGTTGTTGGCGGTAAATATGGTGGAATTTGGGAAGGAGCTGGTTATAACTATCAATCTTACGGAATTGTCGTAGGTTCAGGCACTATTAATCATTATGCCATTATTGGTGCAGACGTTAATGGTAATGTAACAGGCGGTATTAATGATTTAGGAACTGGCTCTGATAAGTTTGTTACTTCTAACCCAGGTATGCCTGGTGGCGGTGGCGGTGGAAGCGGAACTGTTACTAGCGTTGGAGTAAGCGCAGGAACTACAAGACTTGCAGTATCAGGAAGTCCTGTTACTACTAGCGGAACTATTGCTTTATCTACTACTGATGGATTCCCTTTAGTTACTCAAGCAGATTCTGCCTCTGCTGCTGGAAATATTGCTACTTTTAATAATGCAGGTGGCACTCA